AGCATATAGGCACTAAGCAGAGTGCATTCTATGATAAAGGTTATCGGGAGTACTTTGATTTACTGCTGAAAAGCAATATATTCAAAGCTCCTACTGAATGAGATGATATCAAGTTCAGTACTTCAGGAGTTAGGTCCTTTATTGAATCTAACAAATGAGGAGATGTTGAAACCTTCATCGATCAAGGCTCTAGAGCCGAGAAAGATGAATGGGGTCACCCTTATACATTTGAATGTCCACCTGTTGATAGTAATCCGAGAGCGGGAGGTAGAAGGTTCCCTTTAAGAGTTAACTTAAAGAGTGGACCTAATGGCCAAGCTCTTGGATCGCAAATGAGAGATTTGTGTGCTATCACACACACTCATCCCCACCTGCTAGGCCCTTTGAAAAGGCTGTGGAAGACATGGGGTTACATATGGGATGATTCCCAATATAGTAACCTTCATCCAGGTACACGTAAGTGTCCGTATGTAGTTTCAAAACTTCATGCGCTTCAAGATAAATCTTGTAAAACAAGAATTATCGCGATACTGGATAACTATTCACAGGTCGCTTTGCGACCTGTCCATAGAATGATCTCCCTGATGCTGGGAAAAATCAAAACTGATTTTACCCATGATCATGCAGCTGGGGTACAATTCCTGAAAACACTAGAAGGTGAACTGTTTAGCATAGATTTATCTAATGCGACAGACACTTTACCTGTGTTCTTAGGTCTTGATATTCTCAGGAGCTTACTATCCGAAGGTATGATTGACAATATTGATGATCAATTCATTAAAGATGTAAAATCAATAATGGTTGATAGAGATTTTGCTTTTGATGGCAAATCTTATCGTTATTGTACTGGTCAACCTATGGGTGCCTATGGATCTTTTCCTATTCTAGCACTGACAAATCACGCCATTCTTCAATTAGCTCGTCTGAAACTTGGTTATAAACCAAGATTCGGCGGCTATGCGATAGTGGGTGATGATATAGTTATCAGCGGTCGTAAGATCGCTGATGCTTATGTCACAGTACTAGAAGATCTCGGTGTACCAATCAACCATAGCAAAATGGTTGCCGGCGTCAGGACTTTCGAGTTCTGTCGACGGATTGTTAAGGACGGAACTATGGCTAGTGTTCCTTCATGGAACACAATTCATATGTCTGTACGGGCTAAGGATCCGGCAATTCTTATTTCTCTTTTTGAGAAATATGATGCCGCTTCCTTCATCCCTTATCCGAAATTACAGATGCACTTTAAGACGAAAGTCTTGAGGGCATTGTTGGCAGTCAATCCAGATTTACATCTGATTGGCGAACCGACTTCTGTCATTAGGATCCCTAGCAATGTTGTTGCCCATGCGGAAATGGCATTAGAATTGAAGGATAAACTTCGTGAGAAGAATATCCCTCTCTTTTCTAATTTGACTGCTATACCAGATGGTTATCTCAGAAGGCTGCTCGTTAACGAGAGCATCCTGACCCTTTTCCGGTCTAAGTGCAAGAAATTGTACAAAGCCGGTTATGGGTTATGGGAGGCCATCGGTGTAGTTAGAGCGAATCTTTTCTACCTCTCGTATGTGAATACATACTTGATGCGTAGGAAGATGCTTGCAAGGCAGTATAATATACTGTCTGAAGCCTCAAGGGCCGTAAAGGTCCGAGAGCTCTGCATGTGCCGAGGTCCGTCTTGGATTCCAACCGGT